CAATAAATTTCGTTTTAAGAGTTGACAAACTGTCACTAATCATATATACTATAGCGTATTAACAATTAACAACAGGAGATTGTGATGAGTGACCGTACCTATGGTGCAGAAGAAAAGGCAAAACTTGAACGACTAGTTCGTGAGGGTGTAACCGTACTACAAGAAGTAGAAGATCTCAATGAAGGTCTTAAAGAAACAGTTAAAGCAGTAGCAGAAGAACTAGATATTAAACCTAGTTTAATCAATAAAGCAATCAAAATTGCTAAAAATCGAGATTGGGATCAACATGCAGACGCATACGATGATCTTGAAACACTTGTTACAACACTAGGCTATGATAAATGACACTTTGGCAGAAAGTTAAAGACTTTTGGATACGAAGTTATACAAGTGATCGCACAGCATTTTATTATGAAACGATTGCAAGCATCTGTGTATTTACAAGTATGACTTGGATAGCATTAGCACAACCTACCCCAGACTTTAGATACATATATCCTGTAAGTTTTGTAGGTGCAGTGTTTAGTATTATGGCATTTGTTCGTCGCGGTGCAGGTTGGCCACTTGTAATGACAACTTACTTTGCGTTTCTACATGTTACTGGTTGGTTGTTAGCGATGGGCATTATATGATTGATAAAATAAAAAACTTTTGGCTACACAGTTACGAAACTGATAAAACAGCATTTTACTTTGAACTTGTAAGTTTTGTATTTACAGTTGGTGCTAGTTTAACACTAGCGGTTACAGCAGACAATCCAGACATGACTATTGTATATCCTGGATTTTTTATAGGTTCGTGGACGGCGGTGTATGCTTACTATAGACGCAAACTTGCATGGCCTATGATGCTAACTACATACTTTGGATTTGTTAATGTATTTGGCTTTGGCGTAGCGATAGGATGGTGGTAAATGAAAACAGTTTATTGGGCAACTTTTCCGGTACAAGATGAATTTACAATAAGTGAACTTCGTTATAGTCCTCCAGAAAGCCTTTTAAAAGATATAAGTCCAACATCTTTTTTCGGACAGGAGGCAGGTAGATGCCCTGCTATTATAAATGAATGTAGAAATACATATAAAATTAAATCACCATTAGATTTACATATTACATATACATTTGAAGATAATTATAATAGCTGTATTAGTAAATATCCGCAAAACGAAGCAATGCTACAACAACTTTTAGGAGTAGTGGGTCCTGAAAAAGTTGTACAACTAGCAGCACCAACCTATCTTTTTTATTGTGACGAAGATTTGACTATGTCAATGCTACCACCTTACTACGAAGAAACAGACTTTACAGCAGGATGTATGGGTATAAGTGCTACTTACAATATCAATAAATGGTTTAGACCTGTAAAGCCTACATTTAAATTAAAAAAGAATAATAATGTTATTGATATTAAAATGAACGAAGCAATTTGTTATTATAAATTTAATACAGACGAAAAAATTAAACTTGTTCAATTTGATGCAACAGAATTTCATACAAATGGTATTATGAAAGATATTCTTACCTTTAAATTTAATACAAAAAACCCAGCTGTTCCTACAAAATTGATAGATAGTTATAATGCATTTGTACAGGCAAGATATAATAAACGTATTATGAAAGTTATTAAAAATAATTTACTTGACTAATACCAAAAAATAGTATATAATACATATATTGTATTCGCCCATTTGGGCATGAAGATGGTTAAGTTGGCCATAAGCAACGAAGGAGAATAAATGAGTTACGTTGATGCACTATTTGATAGAGATTCTGACATCATTCGTGTAGTTGAGCGCAAGGACGGAAAAAGATCGTTCCGTGAATATCAAGCAAAATATACATTCTATTATAAAGACGAACGTGGAAAATACAAAAGTGTGTATGGTGATCCTCTAACACGCATTGTATGTAAGAACACAAAAGACTTTCGAAAAGAAGTAGCAATTAATAAAAATAAAGAGCTATTTGAAAGTGATATTAATCCAATCTTCCAATGTTTAAGCGAGAACTATCTTAATCAAGATGCTCCTAAACTAAACATTGCGTTTTTCGATATTGAGACAGACTTTGATCCAGAGCGTGGCTTTGCTGATCCTAGTGATCCATTTATGCCTATTACATCTATATCTGTTTACTTGCAATGGCTTGAAACAATGGTGTGTCTTGCTGTTCCGCCTAAGACACTTACAATGGAACAGGCAAAGAAAGAACTTGAAGGCATTGACAATGTAATGCTTTTTGAAAAAGAAGGTGAGATGATTGACACTTTCTTAACACTGATTGAAGATGCTGATATTTTATCAGGTTGGAACAGTGAAGGTTATGATATTCCGTATACTGTAAACAGAACTAGTCGTGTACTAAGCAAAGACGACACAAGACGTTTTTGCTTGTGGGGACAACTGCCTAAGAAACGTACATATGAAAAATACGGAAAAGAAAGCGAAACATTTGATCTTGTAGGACGAGTACATTTAGATAGCTTAAACTTATATCGTAAGTACACATATGAAGAACGACACTCATATCGATTAGATGCAATTGGCGAAATTGAAGTAGGCGAAAACAAAGTTCCATATGAAGGCACATTAGATCAATTATACAACAATGACTTTCGAAAGTTTATCGAATATAACATTCAAGATACTGCATTGTTGGATAAACTAGATAAGAAACTACGTTTTATTGACTTGTCAAATGAACTTGCACACGCAAATACTGTTCTACTACAAACAACAATGGGTGCTGTTGCAGTTACAGAACAAGCAATCGTTAACGAAGCACATCATAGAGGACTACAAGTTCCAAATAGGCCACGGCGAGATGATGAAAATACACAAGCCGCTGGTGCGTATGTTGCGTTTCCTAAAAAAGGTTTACACAAATGGATTGCTTCTATGGACTTAAACAGTCTATATCCAAGTGTTATTCGTGCGTTAAATATGGCGCCTGAAACTGTTGTTGGTCAAATACGTCCAGAAATTTCAGACGCTCGTGTACACGAAGATATGACGCTTAAGAAGAAGTCATTTGCAGGTAGTTGGGAAGGACGTTTTGCAACTGAAGAATATGAAGCAGTTATGGAAAAGCGTAAAGACATTGCTCTTACTATTGACTGGGAAGATGGTCGTACAGATGTACTAAGCGGTGCAGAGATCTATCAACTTATATTTGATAGTAACATGCCTTGGATGCTTAGTGCTAATGGTACAATCTTTACAACAGAATTTGAAGGTGTTATTCCGGGTATTCTTAAACGTTGGTATAGCGAGCGTAAAGATCTACAAAAGATGCTTAAGAAAGCAAAAGATGCAGGTAATGCAGCTGAGATTGAATACTGGGATAAACGACAGTTGGTTAAAAAGATTAACTTGAACAGTTTGTATGGCGCTATTCTTAATCCAGGTTGTAGATTTTTTGATAAGCGTATTGGACAATCAACTACACTAACAGGTCGTACTATTGTTAAGCATATGAGTGCTGAAGTTAACAAAGTTATCACAGGTGAGTATGACCATGTAGGTAAGGCAGTCATTTATGGTGATACTGACTCTGTTTATTTTAGTGCATGGCCTACTTTACACAAAGAAATTGAAGCAGGAACTATTCCATGGTCTGCTGAAAAGGCTATTCAGCTCTACGATCAAGTAGCAGAAGCTGCTAATGATACATTTACTGATATGATGGGACATGCATTTCATTGTCCAAAAAGCAGAAGCGATGTTATTGCAGCGGGTCGCGAGATTGTAGCAGAAAGCGGCTTGTATATTACTAAGAAGCGTTATGCGGCACTTGTTATTGACAACGAAGGCTTTAGAACAGACGTTGACGGTAAGCCTGGCAAAGTAAAGGCAATGGGCCTAGACCTAAGACGGTCAGACACTCCGGTGTTTATGCAAGAGTTTTTGAGTGAATTGTTGCTTATGGTACTTACAGATGTTCCGCAAGAAGAAGTACTACAACGCATTACAGAATTCCGTAAAGAATTTTCAGAACGTCCAGGGTGGGAGAAAGGTTCTCCCAAACGTGCAAACAAGATTGGACACTATCAGCGTCTAGAGCAAAAGCAAGGTAAAGCAAATATGCCAGGGCACGTAAGAGCAAGCATCAACTGGAATACACTAAAACGTATGAACGGTGACAAATACTCGCAAGAAATTGTAGATGGTATGAAAGTTATTGTTTGTAAACTAAAACAAAATCCACTAGGCTATACGTCAGTAGCATATCCAACAGACGAGCTACGTCTGCCAGAATGGTTTAAGGAACTGCCGTTTGATGATGCAGCAATGGCTGAAACTATTATTGATAACAAACTAGATAACTTAATTGGTGTGTTGAATTATCCACTAGAAGATACCAAGCAAAACACAACGTTTAATAGTTTGTTTGACTTTGGAGAGTAAAATGTCAGATTATAAGATTTATAAATCAGATACAATTATTAATAATCACGAACGCTTTGTTGAAATTTGTGAATATGCTAAACAGTGGCTAATGGACGAGTTTCAGGGAATACCTAATACAACTTGGATGTATAAACAATACAACATTTTTTCTTATACATCATCAAGTATTTTATTCTATGATTTATACAAAGATCTAAATAATGCTATAAGAGACTATATAGGAGATGATCGTAGAGTGTGGTTTCAATCTTGGATGAATTTTTTATCATATGATGAAATAGAAGAAGTCCTACATACACACGGACACGATTTTGATATACATGGTTATATTTCAGTTGATCCAAAAAATACTATTACCGAATTTACTAATTTTGAAGTTAAAAATGAAATAGGTAACATTTACATTGGTCCCTGTGGTGAAGAGTATCGACACAGAGTGAAAAATGTAGACAAATGGGATGGAAGTCGAATTACTATAGGATTCGATTGTACGTTTGATGCTGACAGAGTTCATGCAGCAAACAATAAATTATTTCCGATACTCTAGAGAAAATATTATGAAAATTAAAATAGAAGTAGAACTTGATACTGAAAAACAAAGAGACCTAGAACTAGTAGATGACATTATTTTTCAACTACAAGATGTCCGTGATTTGTTAGAAGAATATCAAGAAAACCTAAATAAACAACAAACAAAGAAAACAAATACACGGAGGAAATAATGAAATACAGTGCTTGGGATATTGGGGGAGAAATTGTTAAAGAAGATGACCGATATCTTGTTAAAGATAACACTGAACTTAAAAATCTAGTAGTAAGTAGCACTAAATTACGTGCAGGTAAAAGCACTACAGGACATCGACACGCAGGACAAGAAGAAGTCTATATATTTGTAAGCGGTAAAGGACAGATGGAATTAGATCACAAAATATTTAATGTGTGCGAAGGCGATACTGTATTAATTGAAGATAATGTATTTCACAAAGTACATAATACTAGTGACTACATGTTAGAATTTATTTGTGTTTTTGACGGTAGGAGAACTATATGACAGTAGGATTTACCTGTTCGGCATTTGATTTGCTACATGCAGGTCACGTACAAATGTTACGTGATGCAAAAGATCAATGCGATTATCTAATTTGTGGATTGCAAGTTGATCCTACATTAGATCGTCCTGAAAAGAACAAGCCTATACAAACTGTTGTCGAGCGTTATACGCAACTCAAAGCAGTTAGTTATGTAGACGAAATTATTCCTTACTCTACAGAAGGCGATTTAGAAGATATCCTTAGTATGTATAATATTGATGTACGTATACTAGGTGAAGAATACCGCGATAAAGATTTTACAGGTAAAGATATTTGTCGCAAACGTGATATTGATTTGTATTTTAACAAACGAGATCACAGATTTAGCTCAAGCGATTTAAGGAAACGGGTCTGTGAATAAATTTATATTTGATGTGGACGGTACACTGACTCCTAGTAGAGGTAC